GGGCCGTAGCCAGGCGAATCGGTGCGAACCAGAAAGACGCGCTTGTAGGCCCGCTGGTAGCGCTGATCGACGCTGCCTGAGCGACCGTCGATGACTTCCTTGAAAAGTGTATATCCCACGGTTTACCTCAGACTGGGACTTGCACGGTTGGCGGCAGCTTGATCTGGCGCAGAGCGTCGAGCATTTCTTTCTCTAGCTGGGTCTGCTTTTGCGCCTCTTCCTTGGCAGCTTCTACAGCAGCCTTGATGGCTTCCTGGATGTTCTGCACACCTTCCCGGTTGCTGTTCCTGATCACCGCCTCGACAGCCGCGGCGCTGCCGGCCTCGATGCGCTGATTGATGCCGGCATCGGGCTGATTCATCTTGGACAGGAAGCCGGACAAAGCCGACTGGATTTCGCCAGCGTTAAAAATATCCTTCTGGCTGGCTCGCAGTTGAATGCCACGCAGGCCGGAAAACTGGTCAGTGACCTCCCGCATGTTTGGCAGTTGCGGGCCGGCGTTGGCTGGAAATTGGGCGACTTGATTAGGCTTGGCGGCTATGTCGTTTTCCGCTGCACGCTCCCGCATTTTTTTAATTGCATCTTTTAATGCTCCGCCAAAGTCATCGACTTGTTTTTTGTTCTTGTTTGCATTTAGCTTTGCAATTTCCTTAGCTGCAAATACTTCCATTCCAGCAGCAGGTGACCCAAAAAGGTTTGCCCAGCTCCATTCCTTTTTTGTGTTTTGCAGCGCCTTGAATTCAGCAACAACATCTTTGAATAGCTTGACGGCACTAGTGATGCCATCCACCATCGCTTCAAGTAGATCAAAAGTAAAATCACGGGCCTTCTTAAAATTCCCCTCTAGCTTGTCACCGGCTCCGCCATCGCCGCCAATTTTCAAAAATGAATCAACAATTTCCTTCACAATCATTGAAACAGCTTCAAGAACGCCGCGGATACTTGCAACGAATGCTGCAACATCCAAGCCGCGCAGCAGACCGTAGCCAAAATCGCGCAGCAGCTCAGTGAACCCTTCCTTGAGCCGAGCCAGTTGCCCTTCCAAACTATTGCTGATCCGTTGGGCTGCCTCCAAGGCTTTCGGAGAATTGGCCGCCTGCTGCATGGCCAAGATGGCGGTGCTCGCCAGCACGCCGCCCTGCTCCACCGCACGCATGGCCTCGCGCACGCCATAGGCCGAGCCGGTCAGATTGGTCAGTTTCTCGGCCAGCGCCTCGTACACCTGCAGGCCTGAGCGCTGCATGGCATCCAGGGCTGACCGCTCTGCCATGCCAGACTGCGCCATGCCGGCGATGCCACTGGTGATCTGCCCGATGCCTCCTTGGCCAAGCAGCGGAGCGATCTTGCTGAATGTCCGCAGCAGCTTTTCTGCATCGCCGGCGTTTAGCCCAGCAGATACCAGATCGCGGAAGCTGCCGACCAGCTCCTGCATCGGCACCCCCATGTCGCGCGTGATCTGTCGCAGGTTTTCCAGGGATTTGGCGCCTGCTTCAAAGTTTCCAAGCAGTGCGCCCATCTGGATTTGCGTGGTTTCCAGCTCGGCCCCGAGCTTGATGATGCCGGAAAATGAATTGATAAACGCCCGCGGGATGGCGAACGCCAGGTTCATGATGCCCCGCACCATCTCGATGGTGGCCTTCAGGTCGTTCATGCCCTTCAGCATCTCTTTGATGCGTTCCATGAACGACATGCGAGCCCAGCGGTCGGCCTTGGCTTGCGCTTCTGCTTTGGCTTTTTCAGACTTTTCAAAGGCGAGCTGCTGCTTCTCGGTCATGCCGAGGATGGCCTTCTCGGTCGCCTCCTTCTCCAGAAAGCGCCGGCGGTCCAAGGCGCTCATGCCTTCGAGCATTTTTTGGCGTTTTTCCGCGTCCGCCTTGGCCTGCTCAGCGCTGGCCTTGTTGAGCTCGTAGGCCTTCTGCTGCTCAGGCGTCATGCTCATCAGCAGCGCGCGTTCTTTTTCCTTGGCGAAGAGCTGATCCTTTTCAAGCAGCGTCATCTTGGACAGCATCTCGGCCCTTGCCTTGGCCTGCTGCCTTGCCTTCTCCTCGATGGCCGCCTGCTCTTCGGCCTGTGCCTGCATTTGCTCGTAGAGAAGCTGGCTCGACTTCGACATGTTGCGAAGTGTCTGCTCCTCCTCCATGCGAGCCAGCGCCCGCTCCTGGTCGAGCTCTGACAGCTTGGTCAGCGACTTGATCTGACTATTGTCGAGGCCCAACTGCTCCACCTTGGAGCGAACCATCTGGCTGAAATTGTTGGCCGCATCGAGGGCGGCGATGCCAGTCTGCTTGAGCAGGTTCGATGTTTTGGCAAGACCAGCCTCAGCCTCCTGGCCTTCCCATGCCAGATTGATGGCCATCCTGCTGATGGTTGCCATGCACCACACCTCCGAGTGCCTTCAAGTATGCCAGCATGGACGCCTGATCAGCCGGCTGGTCTTGGCCGCCGAACTTGGGCAGCCAGTCGGCCACCTTGGTGTTCTTGCACCACGGAGCCGCGGCTGCGTAGGAAGAGATGGCGTTGAGCAGGTCGGCGCGGTACGGTCCCCACGGCTCGACCGAGATCAAGGCGGCCCATTCGCTGAGCTCGGCGCTGGTCATGCGATCGCCCAGATCGGCGACAGTCATGCCAAGATGCCCGGCCAGAGCGAAGAGCATTCGCCTGGTCGGGTTGGTTCTTAGTTTTTTTCCAGCTCGTCCACATCCGCCTTGGTGATCTTGTTTAGGCGCATGGCGGCGTCGAAGATGCGATCGAGTGCCGAGGCAGGCAGCTCGCCGAGCGACGGAATGTCGCTGTCGGAAAACAAACGCTTGCCCGAGGCGTCACTGATCGAGACGCTGGCAAGCCTGGCGCGGATGTTGACAAGCCGAGCCGAGCCCGACTTGTCCAAGCTGGCCTGCTCGAAGGCGTCCCTCTCGCTGGCTGTCATCTCGCGCAGATGAACGGTGCCGCCCCATTCCGGCACCGTCATCTCCACAACCTTCCCGCCCTTCTTGGACAGGATTTCATCACGGCTTAAACTCATCGCCCACCCCCATCAGACAGCGGTCACCTGCATGGTCACCGTGAAACGCAGCGCCTCGTCACCCGCACCAACGGTCGGGTCGGTCACTTCGGAGATGTAGCCCTGATAGGAGATCAGGCTGTCGATTGCCGAGCCGGGGAAGTTCAGGCTCAGCGTGACGCTGTTGTAGCCGATGCTGGAACCGGTGACGGTCGCCTGCCAGTCCTTGATGGTCTTCAGGTCGTTTGTGGCGGTTGCCGTGTCATCGAGGAACAACTCGAACTGAACCGTGCCTGGATCAACGCGGCTTGGCAACCGCTTGATCACATAATCTGCCAGGGCGGTGATGTCGGCCATGGCCACCGTGCGGGTTGCGCCGGTGACGCTGATAGCCTTCAAAGTGATCGCCGTGCCGGTTGCCGGCGTGAGCGTTGCGGTTGTTCCCTGGGGAAGAACGATTGCCATGACAAACTCCTTATTCTGCGTAGGTGCCTGTGATCTCTAGCGAAATAATACGAGCCGACTCGTCCGAACCATCCTGATAGACCTCGTTCGCGCTGGCTTCATCCTCCACCCGCCAACTGTGCAAGAAAAGGCTCCCAACAGTCTGCCTGCTTGGGGTGGCGGCGATGTTGCTGGCGATCCAGTTGGCGGTCGCTTGGGCAGTGGCGCGTGTCTCACCCACCACGGTCACCTGCACCCGCTCGGTTGTCGCCATCACCGTGCCGTCGATGGTGCGCTGCCGCTGTCGGCTGATGCTCTGATAGACGGCGTAGGGCTGGCTGGTGTTGCCTTGGCCTGTCTGGTCTGGCGAGATCCCGCCAGGCAAATAGGTGGAGTAGCCAGTCCTTCCAGCCAAATAGGTGCGCACAGCTTGGCCTAGCACCGACATCAGAGCGCCTCCAGCAGTGCCTGCCGGCGGTTAAAGATGCGCACCTGCTGCTCCTCGAACACTTCCCTGGTGTCTTTGATCATGGTCGAGGTGTTGGATCCAAGAACCTTCTGCAAGACGCCTTTTCCCGGAATGAAACGCATTTTCCCGGTACGCCAGAATTTGGCGTTGAAGCCACGCTCAAAAAGATGCCAGTAGTTGCTCGGCTTTACCCGCACCATCACATTGGTTTGCAGCGTGTGGTTGCGGGTCGGCTTGTGCCACTTCTTGAACGCCATGCCTATCGACTGGCGTGAAGGGCCGATGATGGCGTGCACCACGCCCTGCTTGCTTGTGAGAACCCGCACGGCAACCGATTTCTTAAGCTGGCCGGATGTGCCGTAGGTTAAGACCTTCTTGCCATTGAACAGGGTGCGGTTGCGTCTTGCCGGTAGAAGCGCTTTGACTTCTGATTTCATCTTGGTGCCAGACCGGCGAGCTGCCAAGCGAAAAATAGAATTAATGCTGGCGCCCAATGCTCGCATTTGCTGGATTGTTTCTTCCAGACCAGACACCTGCATGCCAATTATGCCGCGGCTGGCCTTGTCACGGTCCAGATAAACTTCCCGAAATTGACCGCCTATCCGCTCCTTGCGATACGGATTGCCGCGATCATCGTAGCGAATCCGCTCCATCACCCATTCTCCTCAGCGTCGATCTCCAGACTGATGCCGCGCTCCTCGGTGTCCCGCACGCCGCGGATGTTCAGTTCACGGCTGCCGAAGAGGATGCGGTGCTCGGCGGTCACATCGGAGCGGTGACGGATGAGCACCCGGTGCGTGATGTCCGACTGCTGCTGGTTGGCAAGCTGGCTTTCCCCGGCGCTGACCGGCATCACCTTGCCCCACACGGTGGCGTAGGTCGCCCAGGTGCGGGTCGGCTGGCCGTAGCTGTCCACGCTGTCGGTTGGCGACTGCAGCTCCAGACGGTGCCTCAGCTCGCCGATGATCACTGGTAATCGCCCGAGGAGTAGATCTTCAGGATGCTGTCCACAGCCAGCGGCACCTCGCCACCGAATCCAGGCTGCACCGCTGCGCGGTTCTCGTACCAGTGCGCCACCAGCAGCTTGATGCACTGCACCAACAGCGGCGGCACATTGGCCGCGGCGGCGCCATGACCTGCGACAAAATCCACCTCGACGGCGTTGGCCTTGCCGTTCTCGGTGTTTGGCCAGGTGTCCATCGGCGTCAGGTGCAGCATCGGCGGGTTGCTGTCTAGGCCGAGCTCGAAGTCCTCGGCGGCGTAGGTCAGCGTCTGCTGGTTGCCGTCGACATCGTAGTAGCGGATGCGCGGCATGGCGTAGGCGTAGCCGCCACCCGAGGCGATCTGCGGGGCCGGCTGCCTGGGCAACTCAATCGGCCCGTCCGGGAAGTAGTCCAGCGTCAGCCGGTAGGTGGTGT